CTTGAGGATTGGGCTAGATTTGACATTAACAATAGAACAAAGTTTGATGCCTCGATTAGCTCAGGGTTAGCTATCATGGCTAATCAGAAGAGTTCATATCAGCCCGAACAAAAACAGTCAAAAATAAGTGTTACCTTTGCTAGATACAATAACAAAGGGTCAATCAGTGAATTACTAAGATAGATGAAAGAGGTAAATGTAAACATATCGGCTGCAGGTTTTCCTAGTCAATTTGTTTCAGATGCAGAAAAAGCAACTGACGAATTTGGAATACAGATAGGTCAAGCAATACAGTACGAATGGTTCAAAAGAGATGGTAATTCATGTAGATACTACGACCAATGGAGAGACTTTCATAGGCTAAGGTTGTATGCAAGGGGTGAGCAGTCGGTAGCAAAATATAAAAGCGAGTTGGCTGTTGACGGTGACCTGTCATATTTAAACCTTGATTGGACTCCTGTACCTATCCTACCTAAGTTTGTAGACATCGTTGTTAACGGAATGTCTGACAGACTTTTTAAGGTTAAGGCTTACGCTGAGGATGCTATGTCTCAGGAGAAAAGGACTCAATATCAGGATATGATAGAGGGGCAGATGGTAGCTAAAGATGTTCTTACCACTATACAAAAGAATACAGGCGTTAACCCATTTACTATGGACCCTGACGATTTGCCTGAAAATGATGAGGAGCTTTCCTTGTACATGAACTTAAAGTATAAGCCGGCTATTGAGATAGCCGAAGAAGAGGCTATCAACACTTTGTTTGCTGAGAATAAGTACGACGATATGCGTAAGCAGTTTGATTACGACCTTACCGTACTAGGTATTGGCGTTGCAAAGCACGAGTTCTTACCGGGTGCAGGAGTTAAGCTTAGTTATGTAGACCCTGCTAACGTAGTTTATAGCTACACTGAAGACCCACACTTTAAAGATTGTTTTTATTGGGGTGAGATTAAAACAGTACCTATTGTAGAGTTAAGTAAGATTGACCCTACCCTCACTAATCAGGACCTTGAAAAAATCTCTCAGTACAGTCAAAGTTGGTACGACTATTATAACACAGCTCAGTTCTATGAGAATGATATTTTCTATAAGGATACAGCTACGTTAATGTACTTTAACTATAAAACCACTAAAAAGATTGTTTACAAAAAGAAAATGTATGACAATGGTGGTTCTAAGATGATTGAGAAAGATGACCAATTCAACCCTCCTACGGAGATGATGGATGAAGGGAATTTTGAGAAGGTAGAGAAAACTATTGACGTTTGGTACGAAGGCGTTATGGTTATGGGTACGAACATTTTACTGAAATGGGAGATGGCTGAGAATATGGTTAGACCTAAGTCTGCTAGTCAGCACGCTATACCTAACTATGTAGCTGTAGCACCTAGGATGTATAAAGGCACTATTGAGTCTTTAGTAAGAAGGATGATTCCTTTTGCTGATTTAATTCAGATGACTCACTTAAAGCTTCAGCAGGTAATAGCAAGAGTTGTCCCTGACGGTGTTTATATTGATGCTGACGGATTAAACGAGGTTGACCTTGGTACGGGTAGTGCGTACAACCCTGAGGATGCTTTAAGATTATACTTCCAAACAGGTAGTGTGATTGGTAGAAGCTATACTCAGGATGGTGACTACAACCAAGGCAAGGTTCCTATTCAGCAGCTAACATCAAATTCAGGCGCTAGCAAGACGCAAATGCTTATTGGTAACTATAACCATTACTTAGGAATGATACGCGCTGTAACAGGCTTAAATGAAGCGAGAGACGGCTCTACACCTGACCCTAATTCTTTGGTTGGTGTGCAAAAGCTAGCAGCGTTAAATTCTAACACAGCTACAAGACACATCTTAGATGGTAGTCTTTACATGTATAGGACGTTAGCTGAAGCTTTAACATACAGGGTTTCTGATATACTAGAGTATGCTGACTTTAAGGATGAGTTTGCCAATCAAATAGGTAAGTACAACGTAGGTATACTAAATAGTATTAACGACCTGTACATATATGACTTTGGAATATTTATAGAGGTATCCCCTGATGAGGAAGAAAAGGCTCAGCTAGAGCAGAATATACAGATGGCGCTATCTAAGGGTGATATAAACCTAGAGGATGCTATTGATATTAGAGAGCTTAGAAACTTAAAGCTAGCAAACCAATTATTAAAGGTTAAGAGAATTAAAAAGCAAGAGCGTGATGAAAAGATGGAGATGCAGAAGCAATCTATCACAGCTCAGCAGCAAATCAAATCTCAGCAGTTAGCGGCTCAAACAGCAATGCAAAAGATTCAAGCAGAGAGTCAAGCCAAGATGCAAATCAAGCAGGCCGAGATAGCTTTTGAAATTGAGAAGATGAATAATGAGGCTAAGCTTAAGTCCATGTTAATGGAAAAAGAGTTTGACTTTAACCTTCGTCTTAGGGATATATCTGAAAACGCTTTAAGTGAAAGAGAGGGTCAAAGAGAAAAGGCTAAGGCTGATAGGATTAGTCAGCAAAACACAGAGCAAAGTAAATTAATCAATCAGCGTAAGAACAACCTACCGCCTCAGAACTTTGAATCCAATGAGGATAGCTTAGATGGATTTGACTTAGCTGAATTTGACCCAAGGTAGTATGGCGACAAAAGGTAGAACAAAAAAGATAGCCTTAAAAACGCTTTAAATGAAAAGTTTAAAAACGCTAGTTGGAATAAGTCTACTAAAAAGAAGAAGCCTAAAAAACCAAAGTACTAATGGGTGAGCTTAAAAAGTGGAGAGAAGAGAAGTGGGTTCGCGAGAAAAAGCGTCTAAAATATAAATAAATTTTGTTTAACTTTGCATAAAATCAAATCAAATGGAAATTAAAGTAAAAGCGTTAGACGGTGTAGAGCAGAAATCTATATCGGAGGTGGAGGAGGAGTTGCTAGAAAAGCATGAAGAGCAACTCGAAGACTCAAGACCAACAGAAGAAACTCAGGTAGTAGAAGAACCTCAAGCCGAAGAGGTTGAGCAGGAAGAGCCGCAAGGCATTACCGAGGAACAAGTTCTTTCACATATTAGAGAAAGGTACAATAAGGAGATTTCATCAGTAGATGAGTTGTTTGTAGAGCGAGAAGCTCAAGAAGAACTACCTGAGGATGTGGCTGCTTATTTTAAGTATAAAAAAGAAACAGGGAGAGGCATCGGTGACTATGTTAAATTACAACAGAACTTTGATGAGATGAACCCTGACTCTTTGCTAAGAGAGTATTTAAAATCTACAGAAGCAGGTCTTGATGATGATGACATAGACTTAATGATGGAAGATTACTCATACGATGAAGATGTTGATGAGGAGTCGCAGATTAAAAAAACTAAACTAGCAAAGAAAAAAGCTATTGCTAAGGCTAAGAACTACTTTACCGAGCAGCAGGAAATGTACAAGCAACCTCTTGAGTCAAGAAGGGAAGCTGTTTCTGAAAGTGAAAGTGAAGAGTACAAAGCGTATAAGCAGTATCTAAATGAAGCGGCAACGCAGCAAGAGGAGTCAAAAAGAAAGTCTGAGTGGTTCTCACAAAAGACTGACGAGGTTTTCGGCAATGAGTTCAAAGGTTTTGAGTTCAAGATTGGAGAAGACCAAATCACTTTTAATCCCGGTAGTGCAGAGGAAGTAAAGAAGGCTCAGCTATCACCAATGAATTTTGTTAACAAGTATTTGGATGATAACGGACTTATGAATGACGCTGCAGGATACCACAGAGCACTAGCCGTTGCAATGAATCCTGAGAAGTTTGCTCAATTTTTTTATGAGCAAGGCAAAGCAAACGCAACAGAGGATGTTATGAGGAAGACTAAGAATATTAATATGGAGACTCGCAACGCCCCTGCTTCAACTGTTAAATCAGGAACACAGTATAAGTCTTTAAGTAACGACTCAGGTCGAGGTTTAAAGATTAGAAGTATTAAAAGAAAATAATCTTAAAAAAACAAAAAAATGGCAGGTTCAGTACAGGGCACTCCGGGCTTTAATTTACAGCCGAGTGCAGAACAGGTTGCTACAAGTAGCAACTACATTACAGATTTTAACTTCTTGAATCAGTATCTACCGGATACTTACGAGAAGGAATTCGAGCGTTACGGTAACCGTACCGTAGCATCTTTCCTACGATTAGTAGGAGCAGAGATGCCAACTAACTCAGACCTTATCAAATGGGCTGAGCAAGGAAGGCTTCACACTAAATACGTAGACGTAACAACTACCGCTACAGGAGCTCAAACTACAGCAACCTTTACAGTTAATGATGCAGGTGTATCTAATATCGCTATCCGTAAAGGCCAAACAGTTATGTTCACCAACAATGCAGGTGGTCAAAACTTTAAAGCGGTTGTAACTGATGTTACAGCAGGTACTTTTGATGCAGCGTTCTACGATGCTTCAGTAACTTTTGCAGCAGCAACATTTACTTGTTTTGTTTACGGTTCTGAATTCAAGAAAGGAACAGAGGGTATGGAAGGTTCTTTGGAGTCTGAAGATATTTTCTTCGACAACAAACCAATCATCCTTAAAGATAAGTACGCGGTATCAGGTTCTGATATGGCTCAAATCGGATGGGTTGAGGTTACTACAGA